GGTGCCGCCGCAATGGGCCACCAAGGTGATGAACCGCGCCACCGCCGACAACCAGACGACGCAGGCGGAGGAGGAGGGACTCGAGCCCACCAAGGAGTGGGTGAAGGACCTGGTCGACGAGATCATCGCCGAGGAGTTCGCCTCGCCCGATCTCGAGCTCGCCTGGCTCGACGAAGACGAGGGCGATCCCAAAGGCCTCGAAGCGGTGCTGGAAGGCCGCGTCAAGCTCGGCGCCGTCACGCTGAACGAAATGCGCGACGCCCTCGGCCTCGATCCGTTCGACAACGCCGCCGCCGACCGCCCGATGGTGCTCACCGCCACGGGCTACGTGCCGATCGAGGCCAATGCGGGCGCGGAGGAGGCGAATGCTCAGAGCGCAAACGGTCAAGCCGCACCGGCCGTCAAAAAATATAACCGCGACCAACCACGCGTGCCGGCCGGTAATCCCGAGGGCGGGCAGTGGACGAGCGGAGATGACACTGGATCGAGTGATTCAACGGATAACTCCGACGCCATAATTGGTGAGATATCAAATCCGGGCACGCGATACGCCGCGCTGGAGACCGGCACGCAGACGGACGCGACCGATGACATGTCATCGAATTCGCAGACGCATGACGATTCAGTGGAACCGCAGATCGCGCAGGCGAACGACGGTTCTTTGCAACGAAAACCTATCGACTTACGTGACGAAGAAGCCCCCGTTGGTATCGGGCATGCAATTCGTGATCATGTGGGCAAAACGGACGCTGAATTGATGCAGCAAATGATAGCGAAGACTTTGCGCAGCCCCTTTGTCAGTCTGGTTGATCGGCGAGAAGGATCATTTGACTCGATTGAGATTGCAAACGATTTCGCCAATCATGCGCTCGACGCACCGGAAAACGCTGCTAGGATTGCAGAGGTCGCGAGCGGACAGGCGTGGTGGCCTAGGCTAATCACGCTTTCCATCGGCTCTGTTACAGGCCGCGAATTGTATCGATCTGCCCCGGATTCCGAGCCGTACATGAGAGATACCGATGGGGTTGGCGTCTTAATCGTGCATGATCCGCGAAAACCTCGCGGGTACAGCATCATTACAGCCTATCCTCGGAGCGATTGATCGTACTCATCGAAGCGGTGACCCGCTCGAATTCTGGTAACTGGTTCAGGTAATTTTTAATAGCGGTGATCGCGATGACAAACTTGAAGATGATTATCTACACCGCCTTCGACGGCGCCGAGTCGATGATTACGTGGGATAACGCAGACGTCTATCAAAAAGTAAAGAAATTTCTGGAGGAAATGGGCGTTCGTCTTGATCCCATTTCATCAGGCAATGCGTCAGCCGAAGCTGAATTTGCCTATTTGGAGACCGAGCAACAATATGATGCGATGTGCGAGTTCACGAAGACCCTAAAGGAAGAGGGAAAGACATAGACAACTAACCTTGTGATGGGACTTTCTGTGGATCGGTGATGGTGATCGGAAGTTTAGGGTTGCGCAACATCTAAATGGCTTGCGTCCGTAGGGAATGTCCCCTCAGTTTCGTTGCCAGCTAGTCGTGGAATGATCTCTCATGCAATGTTCCATATGAAAATGGGTGGGTAAGATGCAAGCCGACCGTGTGTTGAATCCTGACATTGCCGCGTTGCCAGAGGCAACAGTAATGGTTGTGCACAAGCAAGCCGAAGACTGCCTTGCCGGTACCATAACTCTCGCCACGGCCGCAGATTCCAGGGCCACCACATTGACTGGGATATTTGGTGGCGCTGCCGTCGCGCTATTGGCCGCCAGCGCTACCATTTTAGCTGCACCGCAGCACGAATCCTATATTCCTCTACTGGCGGCGGCGTCAGTCGGAGCAGTATTCCTCTTCATCGCCGCAATCCTGTGTGCCTATGGGTGTCGCCCTGTTGAATTTTTCGTGGCTGGCTATGAGCCGAAGCTCCTTGCAAAGTCGGCTACCGACCTAACCTGGATGTTGCGGTATGTGACCAATGACATTCAAGTCCGCATTGATGCGAATAGAGAAGCCCTCGCAGCGTCCGCAAGACTGCTGAATTGGGCAATGAGGCTCTCACTATTTTCCGTGCTGGTCAGCATTGGAACCTTTTTCGCTGCTAAGACTTTTTAGCGGGATCAATCCCTTTCTTAAATGGAACGCTCGGCGGTGGCGGCGGAGGAGGTGCTGGCTCAGGCGGTGGTGATTTCGGTGGCGCAGGTTCGTTAGCCATCTACATTTTCCCAGTTAAACGACCCCATCAGGCCGGAATCGTGAGCGGTGTAACTTCGTGACGAATAAGTACCTGGAAACCTACAGCTTAGCAATATTACCTCTGTGCGGAGATTTCTTGTAGCGAATTTAGGAGCCTAAAGGACAGTATCTCATTTAAGGGCCTGCCTGCGGTCAACTATTCGGCGCGCGACATCATCTATCGGCCGCGCAATGTGCGGGCGCTCCGGGTCTACGGCTATTCGCCGGTGCAGCAGGTGCTGATGACGGTCAACATCGCGCTGCGCCGCCAGCTCTGGCAGCTCGATTATTTCACCGAAGGCTCGATCCCCGACGCGCTGATCGGCGTGCCGCGGGGCTGGACGCCGGACCAGATCAAGCAGTTTCAGGACTACTGGGACACCGAGTTCGCCGGCGACCTGGCCAAGCGCCGCCGCGCCAAGTTCGTGCCCGGCGATACGGCTGCGAAGGTGGTGCAGACCAAGGAGCCGCAACACAAGGACGACTTCGACGAGTGGCTCGCCCGCATCATCTGCTTTGCGTTTTCGGTGCCGCCGCAATGGGCCACCAAGGTGATGAACCGCGCCACCGCCGACAACCAGTCGACCCAGGCCGAGGAGGAGGGACTCGAGCCCACCAAGGAGTGGGTGAAGGACCTGGTCGACGAAACGATGATTCCCGAATCCTTTCGGATGCGACTCCCGATAATACGTGGCTACCAGGGGCGCAATACGCTGGTGGTGTTGAGGAGGACGAAAGCCGCGGTGAATGGCCTGAGGCGACTTTTGGACAGCAAGTAAGATTGGATGCTGCAGCGGCTCGTTGGCAGGCGGTTAGGAACGAAATGCGGAACATTGATCCATACTGGCGACCAACTCCAGGTCTCTATCACACCATTGAAGGCGGAATTGCCGATTTGGAGGCCAAGACGAAGGAGGCAGAGGCTTACATTTCGGCACGTAGAGCCGAGGGTATTGGCCCCGGACCATTTGCGTGTGAGTCGATTCCTGCACGGGGGCCGGGTCGTATGCATGTCGAGGTACGAGATCAAAACAACGAAAATGGCGACAGGTACGGATGCCACACTTGCGGCTCGGATAACTCGGGCACTCCCTCAGGCAACTGGGTAGGCGACCATCAACAACCGAGCGGTTTGAATATTTTCGGCAATCCACAAAGAATATATCCTCAGTGCGTGGCGTGCAGTGCCCGGCAGGGTGGCGCAGTTATGCGCCTTTTGGGAAGATTACGATAATGTCGCACTCTATAAAAGTGGCACCGCCAAACTCCCTAATAGGAATTTCGGATAGCAAAAGAGGTGTTGTTCCAGACGTTGTTCCAACATCTACCATTGTTGCAACCGCTTCCTGCATTCTTGTTGCCTGTTTGCCAGAGGTCGACGGAGAAACTGAAGTTACGTTGGGACTAGCCTGCGATGTCGATCCGGGTGAATCTCCGTTATTTGACGGCCAATTGGCGACACCGACTGGTAATCTGCAGGTTGTAACCGTTGAATGGAAGCCCTTACTGACAGCTTCAGTTTCGAGCCTGAATACGAGAATCCGCATTTGGACAAATCATCCTAAATTTCCTGACAAAGTTGTGATCGGCGTGGAATAGCGGCGGGCGCACGACGTCATCTATCGGCCGCGCAACGTGCGCGCCCACTCCCTTTCCTCACCCTCCCCCGCTTGCGGGGGAGGGACGGGTGGGGGCGACCCAGGCGGAGGAGGAGGGCCTCGAGCCCACCAAAGAGTGGGTGAAGGACCTGGTCGACGAGATCATCGCCGAGGAATTCGCCTCGCCCGACCTCGAGCTCGCCTGGCTCGACGAAGACGAAGGCGACCCGAAAGGCCTCGAAGCGGTGCTGGAAGGTCGCGTCAAGCTCGGCGCCGTCACGCTGAACGAAATGCGCGACGCCCTCGGCCTCGACCCCTTCGACAACGCCGCCGCCGACCGCCCGATGGTCCTCACCGCGACCGGCTACGTGCCGATCGAGGCCAATGCGGGCGGGGAGGGGGCGACGGCAGCCGCGAATGTGCAAAGGGAGCCAGCCGTCCAAAAATACAGTGCCGATCAACCCCGCGTGCCGGCGGGTAATCCGCGCGGCGGCGAGTGGACCAACGAAGACGGCGGAAACGGCCCTTCGAGCGATGCGCCGAGCCAATCCGGCACTGTGTCCCACGAACTCTCAGTGGCAGGGACCCGATACGCTTCGAGAGATACCGGAACTCTGACGGACGCGACGGATGCGCCAGAGCCGAAAGTGCAATACGCGGCCGGCAATGAAGAAGATGAGACGACCCGCACCTCAACAGACGCAGTGGTTAAGCCACAGGAGGAGCAGCCGGTAGAAGAGATTGGAGCCGGGCAAGGCAGTGATGATGCCGCATTCTACTCTTTTGAGCCTTACCAAGGTAGAGGGCACACCTGGATGCCCACTGCAGTATACGAAAAATACGAATGGCAGGAGGAGACGAAGAACGTCTTCAAGAATTGGACTTCGGGCCAGCTTGCAGATCAGCGAGTAAACGCTTGGTCACCTGAGCATGAGGAGTATAATGATGCGGCCGATGAGGTCCTTCAGCGCTATTTGGCCAGAAACAACATGACTTCCTTGCAAGCGACGCCAACGCAGGGAAGGGAGATTGTTGAGGAGGTCATTGGCTCGCGGGATCCGCGGATCAGGGACGCGGACGAACAGTTTCGGCGGCAGCGCGCGGATATCGCCGCGCTGCGGCGCAGTTGCGAGCAGTTCGCGCTATCCGTTTACGATCTGTGGCGCGAATGCGAGCCACGAGCGCGATCGTACGTCATGAAATACAGTCCGGACCAGCCGCGCGTTCCTGGCGGCAATCCAGATGGCGGGCAATGGACGAGTGGAGATGGCGATGGGGCGTCAACGAATTCGGCCTCTTCCAGTGATGTCGGGCCCGACCGCGTATCGAATCCAGATATGCGATATGCATCGCTGGAGCCTGGTAGTACGCGGACGGACGCGCCGGCTATCGGCGGAGTGCCGTCGAATGATACGCGATCCACCCCTGCTGGACCGATCGACAGCACAGGAAAGCTCGACGCCCCCTATGCTAGTGGCGACTCCTATGATGGTCGGACAAAGCTAGCGTCAATTTCGGCGAGTAGTATTCCGGCTGATGATCCGATGCATCCGGTGCGGTTTGTGGATAGTGTGGGCAATCCAGTCTCCGACGATCAAGGAAATTCGCTGCTTCGGCCGGCCGACTTGCCGCCAGAACGGTTCGTGAGTGCTGGAGCCGCTTCGCACCTGGTCGAGTACATTCAACTTTATAATCAGGCTGTGCAGAGTGAGATGAGCGATCCGGGTGACCGGAACGAGCAGGCGTTGGCCGGTCTAGCGGCGAAAATCACCGTGGAATTGGGTCAGTTCCGGCAGGGCGGCCCTTTGGATGCCGAGCGCGTTCAGGGACAATACGTTGCCGATTATCACGACTATGCCAACGTCGCGATCGGCCTTTATTTGGCCGCAGCCGGTGTTAAACTTGAGGATGGCCTTTCTTTCGCGAACGATTATGCAGGGGTGATGTCCCAATTTCACGAACCGATGGATGAGGTCTACACATATCTGCCCAAACGCGATGTCCATGACGTCAGGATGGGTTACGAACTCTACCAGTCCGGGCGAATTTCACTGGCGCGATAAGAGGTCCGATTATGGCGTCCCCGCGCAACGATCGAATTCTCTTTTGGCCGACCGCACTCGCTGTCGCCTGTTTCACGCTGTTCGTCGGGTCCGACGTATTCGGACTTGCCTTCCTGTATCTTGATAGACCATTCATCCTCTTGTACTGGCTCATAGCAGCTGGCGCCGGTGTCATCGCCTGCATGGCGTGGGTTTGTGAGCGGGCTTGGCGGCGTCTGTTATCCACGATGGTCCTGCCGCTGAGTATTCTCGTCGCTGGTTTTAATCTTCAATCGGTCTGGCGCGTTGAAAAGTTCGTCGAATTCCACTTTACGCATCCAGGTTACGACAGCGCCATACCGAAACTGCCCGAGAACTAGCGCGCGACAACGCCTATCGCTGCGCAATAGCGGCTCAGAGGCACGGAGACCTTGCCGCTGGCCTGAGAGAAGGGTCAAAACCGCGCCGCGCTACGGCCTCGTCCGGGATCGGCTGCGGACGCCCTTCCGCCTGCCCGAAGCGCACGAAGTGCTCGAGCGGATTGACGCCGACGGCTTTCACGTCGGGATGGCGCTGCAGATAGAGCTCGCCGTCGAACTGCGGATGCGGTGCGGCGCCGGCCCGCCAGCCTTCGGCAATGTAGTGGACCAGCGGATTTTGGCCGCGCTGCAGCACGTCCGGATACCGCGACAGATACCAGACGCTGTCGAACAGCGGATGCGGATCGAAGCCGGCGGCGCCGCCGGTCGCGAGAAAATGGCCGAGCGGATTTACGCCTCGCGGAATTTTCGCGGCATAGCGCGCCAGGTAGAACTCCGTATCGAACAACGGATGCGGCTTGCGGCCGAGCGCGGTGCCGATCCGGATAAAATGGATCAGCGGATTGTCGTCGCCGAGATCGGGGTTTTGCCCGGCATAGTAATGCGGATCAAACAATGGGTTGGGCCAGGCTCGTTCGCGCGCGCCGTCGAGGAGATAGTGCCAGAGCGCGTTGAAAACCCGTTCGGCCACGTCGGGGCGATGTCGCTCGTAAAACTCGTCATCGACCAACCCGACGCTCCGGATCAGACGAGCCTGTTCTGCGATCCTAGATTGGCTGCCCGCGCGATATGACTCCAGAGTGAACCGGTGGAACGGCGACAGCAGGACGGCTGCCGCTTCCGCCGCATGGGCGCCGCGGAACAAGAACAAATCGCGCCAGCGATCACGGTCCAGCCAGGCTCGAAATTGGCCGGTCTGATCGACATGCGGATCAATGCGCCGATCGCCGAGAAAGCGCTGCCGGGCTTGCATCGGAAACATGGCGTACATGCCGGGCAGATTTGCCATCGCGGCGTCGATGCCATAGCCGGCGAATCCTAGCGGTACGACGTCGGGGCTCGAGGGCCCGGTCTCGACCAGCCAAGCCAGCATGCGCGGACCGGCCAAATAGGCGTGCGTCGTGAACGAGCGCACCCGCATGATGCCCGGTCGGATGAAGTATGCCTGCAGTGGAACATGGCCGACATAAAGCGCCCGCCAGTCGGCTGGGAGCTGCGCCACGGCGCGGTGGATTCTCGGCGCCAGCTTGGACCACGGGCGGCGAAAATAGACGTCGTCCTCGAGGATCAATGCGCACCTGCGGCCATTGGCCAAGGCGTGGCGCGCGACCGCGCGATGCGACTCCCATATGGCCCGGGTCCCGTTCTTGCCGCGCACCGGGCGGTACAACGTCACGTGCCGGCACAGGCCGAGACGATGAAAATGGGCGGTCGCCTCGGCGGTGCGATGCGGCTGCTCCTGCAACGAGATGCAGTAGACGGCGTCGAGCGGCTCCGGCAACGGCGCCGCTCGACGCCGCCCGGCGCAGTACTCGCAGGAATCGTCATGGGGAACTGGTTCGAAATAAGCCTGCATGGATGAAAGCCGCGGCGCGGATCGGGCAGATTAGCCTCGGCCCCGCTTTTCAGCAACGCAATCTGGGCGTCAACACGCTGCTGTCACGCCGGCGGAAGTACGCGGCCGAATGTAATGCGGCCCCGTAGCACGGCATCTCCGTTCGGTTCCGACCAAGCTGGTTTCCTTATCGCTTTGCCGAGGTATCCAACGCCTCGGCCTTACCCACACCCGCGCCGCGACAACGCCAGAAGGAGTCCGCAATGGATGACATTGAAAACATGAAAATCTTCGTGCCGATTACCAAGATCGATGCGGCGCAGCGCCTGGTTTATGGCGTGGTCACCGCGGAGAGGCCGGATGTCGCCGGCGAGGTCTGCGACTATGCCTCGACCAAGCCGCTTTATCAGAAGTGGTCGCGGAATTTCGCCCATGCGACCGACGGCAAGAGCCTCGGCAATCTGCGCGCCATGCATTCCAACGTGGCGGCCGGCAAGCTCGTTGAGATCGCGTTCAACGACGACGCCAAGCGCATCGAGATCTGCGGCAAGGTGGTCGACGACGGCGAATGGCAGAAGGTGGAAGAGGGGGTCTATACCGGCTTCTCCCAGGGCGGGCGTTATCTCAAGCGCTGGCCGGATCCGGACGAGCCGGCGCTGATGCGTTATACGGCCGAGCCCCTGGAAGTTTCGCTGGTCGATCACCCCTGCCTGCCGGAAGCGACCTTCGCGGTGATCAAGGCCGACGGTTCGACCGAGCTGCGCAAGTTCAAGGCGGCAGCGACCGCCCGGGTGGCCGGTCTGCTGGCGGATGGCCTGGCCAAGATCGGCGCGCGCCATTCCAAGGCGGACAAGCAACGCATCAAACAAACGCACGATCTCCTGGTCGGGCTCGATCCCGATTGCTGCCCCGGCGCCCACGGCCGGGTGCCAATGTCGAGCCGCACCCGCAATTTTCGCCGCAGGCCGGCGAGGGCGCCGCCGAAGCTGCTGGCGAGGATGGCGAGAAGCTTGTCAAGAGTCTCGAGCGTTCCCTGGAGCGATCGCTGGCCAAGGCCATGCATGGCCTCACCGCGCGCCTCGACGAGGTCTCGGCGCGGGTGAAGAAGATCGAAGACCAGCCGCTGCCGCTCGGCACCACCTCGGTGCGGATCGCGGAGAAGACCGACGACGCGCTTTTCCCCAGACCCGATGCACTGCTCGACCAGCCCGGTGCGCTCGAGGCGCTGGCCGAGGCCGCTATCCGCAAGGCCCAGGCCAATCCGATGCGGGCGATTCCGGGCTTCCGCGGCCGCAAGGAGTAATCGTGCCCCCTCCCTTTTGCGGAAGAGGGCAGCTCGGCGGCTTGGCAACAAAAATGGGTGAGGGGCCGTGCCGCAAGCCCTCACCCAACCGTGTTTGCTCAAACGCTTGCGCGGCCCTCTCCCGCAAGGGGCGAGGGCATGCCCGCCACGGACTGACGGCTTTCTAGATTCCACAAGCATCACCAACCAACCAACGAACGGGAACGACACCATGTATCAGCCCAATCTGCAGCATACCCTTGCCAAATCCGCGCTGCCGCGCACCGTGCAGGATTACGATGCGGCGCTCACCAGTGCCGGCAGCTTTCTGCGCGAGATCGAGAAGGCCCACGCCAACCCGCTGCCTGGCGATCCGCTGGCCAAGAGCACGTTCTCGCAATCGACGTCGCCGACCTCGGGACTGACCTATTACGACCTCGAGACCGGCGCGAAATTCGTCTATCCGCTGCTCACGCCGCTGCGCAACGAGATCCCGCGCGTTTCCGGCAAGGGCGGCATCCAGGCCAACTGGCGGGCAGTGACGGGCATCAACGCCACGGGGCTGCGCATCGGCGTGTCCGGCGGCAACCGCGGCGGCGTGCAGGCGGTATCGACCCAGGATTACAGCGCCGCCTACAAGGGCATCGGCATCGAGACCTCGGTCGACTTCGAGGCGCAATATGCCGGCATGGGCTTTGACGACGTCAAGGCGATCGGCGCCAAGATCGGACTCGAAGCCTGCATGCTCGGCGAGGAACTGCTGATCCTCGGCGGCAACACTTCGGTGCCGCTCGGCACCACGCCGACGCCGTCGCTGGCACCGTCGACGAGCGGCGGCAGCCTCACCGCGGCCGCCAGTCCCTACAGCGTGATCTGCGTCGCGCTCACGCTCGATGGCATCGTCAACGGCAGCGTCACCGGCGGCATCCAGGGCGCCATCACGCGCAGCAATGCCGATGGGTCGTCGGACACGTTCGGCGGCGGCGCGGCCGGAAAATCGGCCAATGCCACCGCCTCGATCGCGTCCGGCACCAGCGGTTCGATCGCCGCGACCGTTGCGCCGGTCACCGGCGCCATGGGTTATGCCTGGTTCTGGGGCGCCGCCGGCTCGGAAGTGCTCGGCGCCATCACCACCATCAATTCGCTGGTGATCACCGCCAATGCCGCCGGCACCCAGACGGCGGCCTCGCTGGGATCGAGCGACAATTCGACCAACGCGCTGGTGTTCGACGGCCTGCTCTATCAGGCCTTCAAGAGCGGGTCGAACGCCTACGTGGCCAATCTCGCCACCGGCGCCGCGGGGACCGGCTCGACGCTGACCGGCGATGGCGCCGGCGGCGTAGTCGAGATCGACGCCGCGCTGAAGAATCGCTGGGATAATTACCGGCTGTCGCCCGACACCATGTGGGTCGGCTCGCAGGTTGCCAACGATCTGTCGAAGAAGATCCTCGCCGGCAACGCCAACGCGGCGCAGCGCTTCGTGTTCGATGCCGATCAGGGTGCGCTCGGCGGCGGCATCATGGTGCGCACCTATCTCAACAAGTTCTCGATGGCCGGCCCGAAGACCATCGACATCCGCATCCATCCCAACATGCCCGCGGGCACGGTGCTGATGACCTCGCGAACCCTGCCGTACCCGCTGTCGAATGTCGGCAACGTCATGCAGATCCGGACTCGCCAGGACTACTACCAGATCGAGTGGCCGCCGCGCGCGCGGCGCTACGAGACCGGCGTCTATGCCGACGAAGTGCTGCAGAACTACTTCCCGCCGTCCATGGCGGTGATCGGCAACATCGCCGCGGGTTAGTCGCGCGCCTTACTTTCAACAGTTTTCGTCCTCTCGGCGTCATCACCGGGCCGGCGCGACAGCGCCGAGGCCCGGTGATGCTTTTGGCGGCCGAAGAAATTGATCGCCGAGTCAAACATTCCTGCATCGCAAGGACCGCAATGAATGATGTCCCACCATGGCGCATTCTCACCGCCGTGCCGCAAACGTGGCAGGCGCGGCTGGAGATTGCAAAGGCGATCCGTGCAGTTGCTGCACAGCATGATGGGCAGCAGCATCAGCAACGAATTGAAATCGCTCCTCCGCTCGACACTCGCAGTCTAGCCGCGCAAATCGTTCGCGACGTTCTGCATGAGCTACGAAAACTCGGCTTCAACCCGAATGAACCGCGCGTAGCGGCGGGCAGTACTGACGGCGGACAGTGGACCAAGGAGGATGGCGGGAGCGGAAGCAGAAGTTCGAGTTCAATATCGAGCTCGCGCGACGGGCACGTCATTTCCGACGCTGTTCAGGACAACACCTGGAAGCCAGGCGCGCACTACGCGCAAGACGTTCCACGACAACCGATCGAGGCGAGATCGCCCTCGCCGGATGGGCACCTCTCGGCACGTGACATCCCGGTCGATAGCCCAAAGCATTCGGTGTTATTCGTGGACAGCAAGGGTCAGCCGATTACAAATGATCAAGGAAATGCACTTCTTCGGCCAGCCGACTTGTCGCCAGAAATGTTTGTGCGAGCGGGTCTTGAATTGAAGGAGACATTCTTTGGACTGACACGCCTGGGGGTGCCGAGCCTGGCGGTGGGATTCCTGGTAGATAGGATCTCGCAATTCGGACACAATGGTCCGTGGGACGCTGAACGCTTCCACGGCAAATATGTTGACGACTATGCGGACTACGCCACGATTGCGATCGGACTCTATATGGCGGCGGCCGGCGTGCCGTTCCAACTCTCATTGCTGAGCCAGAAAATCTACGCAGCGCGGCACTCAACCCACAATG